AGATTATTCTGCGTTAATGAAAGCAATTAACAAGAAAAAAGGAGCTTAATAAATGGCAAGAATATTAAGTAAAATACCTGTAATTGATACTGAACCGGATGTAGCAGTAGGAGTTTTGCTTCCACTAAATAACGCTTCAAAAGGAGTATTTCAGTCATCATACAGTACTCAAGAACAAGCAATATCTAACTTAAAGAATCTTTTATTAACTAGTAAAGGAGAACGTAGATATTTGCCAAATTTTGGAACGGGTATTATGAACTTATTATTTGATCCAAATACAACAGAAGTAGGAGAAAATTTAAAAGATGAAATTTCTTCTGCTATTTCTTTTTGGATGCCATATATTATAATAAATAGTATTGATATAAAACAAAAAATAGATTCGTTAGGACCAGAAGCTGAACATGGGTTATCAATTACCCTTAATTTTCGTGTAACAAATAACGGAGCAAATCAAACTATAATTATCGATATTAATCAATCAGGAACAATAGCTATACTATAATGTCAAATAATACAAGAAAAGATATAAAGTATATTAATAAAGACTTTAGTAACTTTAGACAATCTCTAATAGAGTTTGCAAAAAGCTACTTCCCAAATACATATAATGATTTTAATGAAACATCTCCAGGTATGATGTTTATTGAAATGGCTGCCTATGTAGGAGACGTTCTTTCTTATTATACAGATAATCAACTAAAAGAAAGTTTATTATCATATTCCCAAGAAAGATCGAACTTATTACAGTTAGCTCAGGAACGTGGATATAAACCAAAGAATTCTGTACCGGCAACTGTAAATTTAGATGTATTTCAATTATTGCCAGCAATACAATCTGGTTCTATATACTATCCTGATTGGAATTATTCTTTATCGATAAATCAAGAAATGATCGTTAAAGCTACAAACTCAAATATACAATTTAGAACAATTGAACCAGTAGTTTTTACTTCTGCATCTATTACTAAAACTGGCGGAGATTCTTTATCAGTTTATCAAGTAGATTCTAGCAATAACCCAATTTATTATTTATTAAAAAAACAAGTAAAAGCTGTTGCTGGAACAATTACAACTCAAACATTTACATTCGGAGCTCCAAAAAGATACGATAAAATTATTTTAACTGATACTAATATAATTGAAGTTTTAGATATTATAGATTCTGATGGAAATACTTGGTATGAAGTTCCTTATTTAGCGCAAGATACTATTTTTGATGAAGTTAAGAATGACCAATATGCAAATGTAAATTATACATCATCTAATGGCGTTGCTCCATACTTATTAAAACTTAAAAAAGTATCTAGAAGATTTGAAACAAGAGTTAATGGAGATAATACAATTACAGTTCAATTTGGAGCAGGTGTATCTACATCAGCAGATGAAGAATTAATACCTAACCCAGATTTAGTTGGAAGTTCGTTATATTCTCCAAATTTTGATTATTCAATTGACCCTAGTAATTTTTTATATTCTAAAACATATGGTTTAGCACCTGCAAATACTACATTAACAGTAAGATATACAACAGGTGGAGGAATTGAATCAAACGTTCAAGCAGATACATTAACCACTATTGCTGGAGTTACATTTGATTCTGACAGTTCAGGTTTAAATCAAGCTTTATTTACTAGAATAAAAAATTCAGTAGCCGTAAACAATCCAGTACCAGCAGTTGGCGGAAAGAGCCTAGAAAGTATTGATGAAATTAGATTTAATGCAATTGCAAATTTTGCTTCTCAAAACAGAGCAGTAACAGTTGAAGATTATATTGTAAGAGTATATGCAATGCCACAAAGATTTGGTTCGGCAGCAAAAGCATATATTTTACAATCTAAAGATAAGGTGACTGATAAAGGTGTTGTTACATCTAATCAATTAGCAATGGATTTATATGTATTGGGATATGATTTAAATAAAAATTTAACACCATTAAATTTAATCATTAAATCTAACTTATCTACATATTTAGAACAATATAGAATGATTACAGATGCTATTAATATTAAAGATGCGTATATTGTAAATATCGGATTAGAGTTTAGTATAGTAGTATTACCAGGATATAACAGTAATGAAGTATTATTAAAATGTATTTCTAAATTAAAAGAAATTTTTGATATTAATAAATGGCAAATCAATCAACCAATTGTTTTATCAAAATTATATGCAGAATTAGATAGAGTTGATGGCGTTCAAACAGTATCAAATATTACAATCAACAATTTAACAGGAGGCGATATAGGATATTCAAATAATAAGTATAATATTGCGGCTGCTACAAGAAACGGTGTAATTTATCCTTCATTTGATCCTTGTATATTTGAAATCAAATACCCAAATAAAGACATTAAAGGTAAAGTAACTAGTTAAATAATTAAATAATGATTTATCATTTATATTCAGATCAAGACGCAACGATATACGAAAAGGAACCAACATTAAATGCTGGTTTAGACAAAGTATTAGAGTTAAAAAAAGTTGTTACTAGTACTAGTATTATTGAAGTATCTAGAATCTTAATAAACTTTAATGCTAGTCAATCAATTGCTAGTTTAAGAAGTCAAGGATTGATTTCTACCGGAAGTTTAGTTTCTACATTAAAATTATATAGTTTAGAAGCTATTGACGTACCAGTAGATTATACTGTTGCTTGTTACCCAGTATCTCAATCATGGACAAGAGGAACAGGAAAAGTAAGTTATATACCATTTTTAACCGATGGTGTTTCATGGCAATATGCAACAGAATCAACACTATGGATAACTGGTTCATTTGCTGCGGGTGTTACGGGTTCGTATTTAGTAAATAAAATGGGAGGAAATTGGTATACAGTATCAGAATCTAAACAAACATTTACTTATTCTCCTTTAAGACAAGATCTAAATTTAAATGTATCTAATATCGTAAATTCTTGGTTAAGTGGTTCTATTAAAGAACAAGGATTTATAATTAAAGTGTCTGGCTCATTAGAATATGATACTCAAACTTACGGTCCTATTCAGTTTTTTAGTAATGAAACAAATACAGTTTATCCTCCTAGATTAGAATTAGCATGGGACGATTCTTTATTTGTAACGGGTTCATTACCTGCATTATCGACTGATAGATATACAATTATAACAAAAAATCTTAATAAACAATATGATGAAAATTCAGTTGATATAGTAAGATTAATATCAAGACCATTATTTCCTGTTAGAACATTTGCAACGGGAAGTGCATATAATATTGTGCAATATCTTCCAAGAACCACATACTATGGCGTAGAAGATTTTTATACAGGCGAATCTTTAGTTCCGTTTAGTGACTATACTAAAGTAAGTTGTGATAGCGTAGGCAATTATTTTAAATTTAATTTTAATATACTTCAAAAAAATAGATTTTATAGATTTGTTTATAAAGTAAATAATAATGGGTTAACAAAGTATTTTAAAACCGATGAGGTTTTTAGTGTAATATAATATGGCAAGAAATAGTTTAGGACAGTTTATAGTTCAAGAAAGTGGTAGTAGTGTTGTTAGCATTAAATGTGATGAATTATATATCACAAAAACTCAGTATGATCTTTTTTTATTAGATAATAAAGAATTTACAGAATTAACACCTACAATTGATAAAGATGCTTTAATTAATTCATTAACAAATGAAATTACCGGATTAAATAATCGAATTAATAATATACTAGCTACAAATGCTAGCGGAGGATTTGTAGTTTCTGTAACTAATCCTCAATATTCATACCCTGTTGATCAAACTGATGCTATTACATATAACAATCAAACAGTATATAAAAATATAGGTTTTAATGATGATAATACATTAAATAGTGTACAATCAAACGGATTAAAGTTTTGGAGCATACCTAATAAAGAAGCTACAGTATATCAAGATGCAAATTCTCGAGGATTTTATAATTTAAATGCCTATATTAAGTTTAGATTTAAATATATTGGAAATAATACTATTACTGATGTAACAAATATGCAAACAACATTACAGTTAGAAAAGTTAACTGATGGTAAATCTAATATTATAACTTTAGGTAATGGTGTAACTTTAAATCGAACATTAACAGGGCCAGATGGTAATATTAAAACATCATTCTCACAGGGTGATGTTACGAACACATACGAAATTAATTTAAATAAACCTGATCAAGAATTAGGAATTTTTACAGATATAATATATCTTCCAGTTGAATATAGTTTTTTACAAAAAACATCTTATAGTAGGTATTTCTTTGAAAATTTTATAATGGAAATATTACCAGGATCTACATTCTCTATGCTATCTCAATAATTATATTAAATGCTTATAGATAATTTACTTCAAACAGATAAACCAATTTACGACCCTGGATTTAATAATACTGATTTATTAATAGCAGGTCAAGTAAACACTAAAATACCTACTGTACAATCTAGCAAATATGAAGTAAATATATATTCTTTTAATGGTATATTACTTGATAGCTATGTAAATGAAACAAAAAATCCATTTAGAGATACATCAACAGGAAAATATTTAGATATTAACTTATCTACGTATTTTGATCAAAGCAATTTAAATTCTGGTAAGTATTATTATATAGTTAATTCTTACAATCAAT